TTATAAAGTTTCTAAACTTAGTATTGCACTCGTCTTGTAAATCTTTTTTGGTGCATTGGCTAAATTAAACCAATCGGCTGATCCAAGTATGCTCTGGAGTCCAACAACTGTCTCGGCTACACCTGAAATTTGACTGTCTTTCAATGAACCTGCAAAAACATTCTCTGCATGAAATTCATGGTTTGCGTAAACTGTTTCAGACGAGTTCCAAGCATTGATGTATGTTTCATCTGAAATTTGAACATTATCACCATTTACAAATGTTATTTTTACTGACATAATTAGTTCCCCTTCGTTGATACATTATTGTAGACTAATTACATTCTACCACAACAAAAGCCCCTGATTTAATCGTCAGAGGCTTTTTTATTTTGGGCTTCTAAACTTTTAACTAACTTTGTGAACGTTTCGATAGTATCCTGATAATCGTTATCGTCATCGATTGTGTTATTGATCATATTATTAAGCGCATATAGTATCACAGTTATGTCACCTAATTCATCTGAATCATCATCATATCTATCGTATAGATTCAAAACCATTTGAATAGAGTATGCAATAGTTAATGATTCAAAATCACGAAGCTTTGTGTTACTAATCCGGTTGAGCTGAGTTTTTAACATTCTATCGTTACTTTTTCTGAATGTGTCCGCCAAACCTGATATTTGTTGATAAATATCATCAACACCCATCAATTCTGTTACAGAAACACCATAAAATTCAGATAATTTTTTTAGTGCGCCTATTTTTGGTTCTGTATTGCCATTCTCGTATCTGCTTAAAGTTGCTCTATTTATTCCAGTTGCAGAAGCTACATCGTCAAGGGTCAGGTTTTCTTTAGATTGTAGGCGAATTTCTTTTAATTTGTTCATCACAATTACCTCTCTATATATAAAATAATAACATAAATTGGGTTATTAATCTCAAAAATAAGATTAACCCTTGCAATCTCAAAAATAAGATATATAATTAAAATATAATCTCAATAATGAGATTTAGGAGGAAAACATGAAAGCATTAACAAAAACATTTATTGATGCACTGACAGTTAAGCAAGCCAGAAAGAGAATGACATTTTTACAGCTTGCAAAAGCTACTGGAGTGAACAATGTAACGCTATCAGGTATCGTTAATCGGCGTATTGAAGCTGTTCAAGAGCGAACGTTTGATAAGTTGAATGACTGGCTATTATCGGAGGATTGAGAAATGAATATTTTGCAGTGGACGTGTGAAGTAATAGCATTACTAATTTTGATTGGTTGTGCATTCATAGCTGGTGTGGCTATTGGAGATAAAAAAAGTGAGGGTAAAAGATGAGTGAAGACACAAAAAAGCCCTTGAACACAAACTTGCAGGCGAATGTTCAAGAGGTTTCAAATAATTTTATCAGTTCTGATTTTATCATAAAAAGTCATGAATTGATAGAGCAAGGTTTCAAAGTTTACTTGTTAGCACAGGGAACGAACACGCCATATAAAGGTAGTCGTGGTCATTTAGATGCTACTAATAATGTGCGTCAGCTAACAGAAATGTTTTTAAAATATAAGACTAACAGCAACATAGGCATCAGTTTGGTTGATACAGGTGTTGCTGTGCTAGACATTGACAAACATTCTACAAACGGCTTTCAGAGCCTCATACAGTCAGGGCATACGTTAAACCTTGATAACGAAGTGTGGGAAATGACACCACGATCAGGCGTTCACATTTACTTTAAAATACCAGACGGTGTCAGGGCTGATGAACTAAAGCATAATTTAATGGCTGGCGTTGAATTGCTAACTGACAAAGTGACAGTTGCCCCGTCCATTAAGCTAGTAGACGGCATAGAAGCCGAATATAAGCACTTTGGTGGGGATATAAGTGAATGTAGCGTAATGCCTGATTGGTTGGTTAAAATGGCTTCTAACGTCCCCAAAAGTGGGGATAAGCAGAAGAAACGTGTTCCTAGATATTCAATAGACCAGCGAATTAATATGATGATTAACGGCTTTGATGTTGGAGAAAGAAATAACCAAATCATGAGCTTCGCTGGTTGGTTGTTAAGCATTAGAAATATAGATCCGAATTTGGTTTATGAATTGGTGCAGAAAATAAATTCCTATTCAGCAGTACCGTTGCCTGACAAAGAGGTCAACACGATTTTCAGGTCAGCATATAATAGGGAAGTCAAACGTGCATCTATGGGAGGGCGTTAGTGGAAAAGATATTTGAAAAAATTGAACATGATACACCTGATTTTGTTTTCGTAGATGCAAACAATAATACCAAAGTCAATCAGTTACAAGTTGTGGAAATAGTTTTACAAAATACATTGTATTTCAATACGTTGGATAACTTGTCAGGATTTTTCTACAACGGTCAATATTGGGAGACCTTTAAAACTCGTAATGAAGCCTATACTGCTTTGAAGTTTGAAATAAGCAATATATTAGGCGATTATGCTTCAGCACGACTAATCAAAGATATATTAGAACTCACGTTGTCAAAGGCGCTTAAAAACGAACGTAGGTACGTATTTGAAACTAAGCCATCATTAGTATCATTCAAAAATACCGCAGTAGATGGCGACACAATGGAATTTATTCCAAACAGTCCAGAGCTGTATATTCTAGGTGGATTTGATTTTGCAATTAAAACGGATATGAACGTTGGCAAGACATTGAACTTATTTACAGAAACATTGGGCGAAAACCATAAATTTATGATTGAGTTCTTTGGCTCAATGTTTCATCGGGATTATAGACCGTTTCAATATGCTGTGATTATCACTGGTCAGGCTGGAGCAGGTAAAAGCTACCTTGTCGAGCTGATGCGGGCGTTTATTGGAAAGAAAATGACTACTAGTTTATCGCTTGAGCAAATTGCAAAAGATAAATTCATGACAGCAGAAATGTATGGATCATATGCAAACATCAAAAGTGATCTAAAAAATAATTTCATTCCAGACTTTGAAACAATCAATAATTTGACTGGGCAAGACTCATTGCAAGTACAACGAAAAGGCGAGAACAGTTTTAGTTTTACTAATCACGCCAAGTTACTGTTTACAGCCAATGAAGCACCAGCCATTAAATCAAATACTGGTATCAGGCGCAGAATGAAAATAGTTGTAGCCAAGTCAGCGCCACACGTTGCTAAAAGTGATGATGATGACAATTACACAGAGTATATGAAAGAGCGTGGATCATTTGTATATTATGCAATGTCATTGTATATGGAAGCCAAAAACAGACGCAAAATGAGTTTAACCCAAGATATTGAAGATGCGACTGCTGAATGGTTTTTGAAGGGTGATGATATTGAGAATTGGGTAAATGAACATCTGATTGAAGATACCAACAGTCGTCCACGCAGTAATTGGCTTTATAACGAGCTGAAAGACTATTGGGCAGAGAATGGTTTAGAAAAAGTTCCATCATCTAAAGTGGTAATGGCTAGATTGAGAGAATTGGGTTATGACATTAGAAAAAACAATGCAACGTTTCCCAATGGCAAAGATGGTGACGATGAAGGGCAAGTAGCACAAAGAGTTATAGGAGTGCGGTATCGCAGTTAACAATTTACCTTATGTTTCCCTCATATTAACCCTATATTTACGTCAAGAATGTTGATGTACCAACACTATTTACCTTATTTACCTCATATTAAAAAAACATAGTATATAGAGAATAAATATTTTATTTATATATAAAGGGATAAAACCCATATGAGGTAAAAGAGGTAAAAACCCTTGTGGCTCTAGTATTTAATAGGTAAATTTGGTGGAAATAAGAGGTAGACGACAGGTAAATTGAAATTTAGGAGATAAAAACATGACAACAGAAAAATTATTAGAAGTTAATGCACGTCCAAGTTTGAAAGATGTGAATGATGATGTGCAGGTACAACTTGAAAAAGCACAATCAATCACAGATTATCTAAGACGAATCAATGACAATCAACATGCTATTAATCAAAGTCTATTAAAGAATGATTATTTAGGCAGTGAAATTGGTAATTCAGATACGGCACTTATTATCTTAGATGAGTTTATCGATAAAGCTATTGAATTGTTGGAAAAAGCTAATTGAGGAGGTTGAGTGATATATGGCGGATAAGACAGACGAATTGCTAACAAAATATTACAGTGGTGCGATTGATAGTTTGATAACCTTACGGCGTATGGAACTACAATGGCAACCACATGATGATGACAATATAGGCGCTTCTCGAGCCATCAATAAAGTCACTAGACCTTTAGATGATTTGATAGCGAAGTATGAAAGTGATCAGGTGCTTCATGAATTGCGAAACCAGCGTGACACGATTAAACGGATTGAAGCATCATGGGACGACACAACACGTGACATTGTCCGTATGCACTATGATAGGCGTGACAGATTAACATGGTTGCTTATCTCATTACGAATGAACCTATCAGAGCGAACATGTCGAAGTTATCAAAAGGCTTTCAAGGATAGTGTGGGCGAAGCATTAACTGATTTGAACATTGCGGTATAATTGCCGTTTGTCTGCCGTTTTTCATCAGCAAACCGTGGCATAATAGTAGTATGCAATATTAGATGGAGGTACTCAATGAGATTACATAGATGTGCCGAGATTGGTTGCCATGAACTAATTAAGTTAGGCTTTGATTATTGCGATGAGCATTACAGTAAACGTATGAATAGTTACCGTGATAGATTGAAAAAGTCACAAGAGTTGAAGTCACAGACATTGCGTGGGCAACGTGATAAGTTAGAATATAATCGTAACTATAATGAAACCGTCAGACCAGAGTTAGGTCATGAGTTTTATCAGACTAAACAATGGGAACGAATAAGCGAATACATTAAGCAACGTGATATGTATACCAGTTCTGTTAATGGTCGAGTGTATGGTAAGGGTGATCTAATTGTTGACCATCTTGTGCCGAGACGATTGCTAAAGACAAGCGCTGAACAATATGATGTGAGTAACCTGTGGCTATTGACAAGGTCACAACATAATCATAAGACAGCTATTGAAAACAAAATGAGTGATAACAAGTTGAAACATTTAAACCGTGACTGGTGGATAAAAGTATTAAAGGATTGATTAAGTTCAGTCCTTTTTATATTGCGTACATGGTTGGAGGGTGGGTACGTGAATGATTGTGGTTTAACTTCGATTGGGTGATGTCCTGTGCATGTCAGGTGGGTGGGATTTCATTTGAATCGTTAATATTGCTCCATAATTTCCTTTTCTTTCATTTTCCGTTTTAGATTTTGAACGACATCAAAATTATCCCCGCCCATAGTGGCGTTAGGGGAAGCAACACACATAGGTGGCTTCTTCGTTTAAATAACGAGTTATTTTTTCGTTTTTGTTCACCTACGGCAGGCAGGGATTCGTTCACCCTGTTTGCGTACATATATCAAACTAAAAAGGAGGTAAAGATGCCTAGAAAAGCTAAAATAACAACTTCAACAAATGATGAAAGTTACCAAAGACAACGCACTGAAGCCTTGAAAGAGGCTAATGCAGACATTAAGCAGTTACCAAAGACAGCGCCTAAACATTTGACAGGCGTAGCTAGTCGTTTGTGGACTACCTTAGTACCAGCGTTGAATAAATTGGGCTATATCACAGTAGCTGACAAGTCAACACTTGAAGCATTTTGTATCAATTACAGTGTTATGCGTGAAGCCTATGAAAATATCAAGGACGTTGGAGCTATCTATGAAAATAGTGGTCGATACTATAAGAACCCAGCCACAGCCGTTCTAAATGATGCCACTGGTAAAGTTAAGTCATTGGGTGGTGAGTTAGGATTAAGTCCCAGCTCTCGTGCCACCCTGATTGATTTGGCTAGTGATGATGATGGTAGTTTAAATGCTGATGCCATTGCTGACATGTTTGGTGGTAGTCAATGATTGAACAATATCAAGATGTTATCAATGATTTTGGGATTGATGAACCAACCATCAAATATGCTGTGGGTGTCTTGACTGGTCATATTATTGCAGGCGAGAAAATCAAACTAGCATGTGAACGTCATTTATCAGATTTGCAACGGATTAAAAGTGATCCAGAATTTCATTATGCTTATGATGCAGAACGAACGGATAAAATTATCAAGTTTAGTACATTATTGGTTGATTTAGAAACACATGAGCCGTTTAAAATCAGTCCTTATGAAGCGTTTATCGTTGGTTTGCTAGAGGGTTGGAAAGAGCCTGAAACAAGCGGTAAGCGATTTGATAGGGCGATTATATCGATGGCGCGTGCAAATGGTAAAACAGCCGTGATGGCGTTGATAAGCCTGTTTAATTTCTTGTTTGGGCAACCTAAAACCAACAGACAGTTAGCGGTTGCTAGTGCTGATACAGCTCATGCTGATGCCTTGTTTAAATACATGTCTAGTCAATGGGCTAACTTAGCGAGTGGTACATTTTCTAAGATGGCTAAGCAGTGGGGTATTGAGTACAACCAACGTGAGATGCGGATTAAAAGCCAGTCTACTACCATGCGTAAATTAAGTGCATCATCAAGTACGACTAGTGATGGTATTGGTCATTTTAGTTATGCTGTGGTTGATGAGTACCACTTATTCAAAGACCGTTCATTTATCAACTCAATCACATCAGGGCAAACGTTTCTTCCGTATTCACAAACGATATTTATTAGTACCAGTGGGACAGATGTGCGCAGTCCAATGTTTGCAGATTATAAGCGTTATAGCTCGTATATGGAGCAAAAGACGTGGTGTGAGATTGATAATATTCTGTTTCTAGCATGGGAACAAGACAATGATGATGAGGCTTTTGGAGACCCAAGTATTTGGCAGAAGTCTAATCCATTGTTTGAGTTAGAATCTAAACGCAAGTCAGCGATACCAAAAATGACCGCTGAACGAGATGAATTGAACTCACAAGGACGCTTACCTGATTTTCTCACTAAGAACATGAACAGATGGCAGAATGCAAAAGAGAATGCGTTTCTACCAGTTGATTTGCTTACACAGGCAATTATTCCAACGTTCAATATGCAAGGCAGAGATGTCTATATTGGGTTTGATTATAGCCAGACAAATGATGATACAGCGATAGCCTTTGTATTCCCTTATACAGACGATACAGGCAACCAAAAATATCACTTGTATCAACACTCATTTATTCCATTGGCTAAGTTGGGAACGATTGAAGCCAAAGAACAGCGTGATGGTATCAATTATCGAGACGTTGAAAGTAAGGGCTTTGCCACAATCACTCGTGACAGATTCGGTTTGATTGATGAAGATGAGGTATTTAACTTCATGTTGTCGTTAATTGAAAAATATGATCTCAATGTTAAGGCTATCTTATATGACCAGTGGGGAACAGGGACGTTTATTAGGCGACTAGATGAGGTCAAAAACGAGTATCTGATTATTCCAGTCCGTCAGGGTATCAAGTCATTAAATGAACCCACAAAGTTCTTACAAACAGCGTTTATCAAGTCTCAAATAACTATGCTTGATGATAGCGCCATGTTTGGCGCCTTATCTAATGCAGTTATTGTACAAGATAACAATGGTATCAAGATTGATAAGAACACCAACAGCGCAAAGATTGATGTGGCTGATGCCATTGTCAACGCCTTATTTGAGGGTATGTTTTACTTCACGTCATTTACAAATGCGCCTGATGAGAAGAACAAAAGTCCATTTGCTGGTATGAGTGAAGACCAAGTAAATGATTATTTCATGAATGAGTTTAAATTTTAGAAAGGAGAGCCAATGAAAAAGATGATGACTTATGTACCGTTTGCCCTGATTGTATTGGGTATTATATCAATCATAATCAGTGCATTTATGATATTTAAACCGTTGGGCTTCCTGATATTTGGGATTGGGCTGTTTGTTTTGGCTTATATCCTAGTACCAAAGGGGGCTAATCCATGAGTTTAAAAAATCCATTTGAAACAAGGCAGATGATTACACCTAGTAATTACATGCCTTTTATTTTTGCAGACAGTGGGACAAATATTGTCCCTAATGACCTTATTAGTGCTGATGTTGCTTTACACAACAGTGACTTATACAGCGTGACAAGTCTTATCAGTGCAGATATTGCAGGTGCTATTTTTACAGGAACTAATCCAAACACCTTGAACGTTTTGAATAAGCCAAGTCATTTGACTAGTCGTTACAATTTTTGGCAGACGGTTGTTTTAGAGATATTGCTATCAGGTAATGCGTTTGTCGTGATTGATGGTAAAGAGTTGCGCTACGTTCCTAATCAAAATGTGATGCTTGATTTAACAAATGATGTCTTGAATTATCAAATTACACCGTTTGGCGATTATCAAGGTGGAACATATCAAGCCAGTGCTGTGCTTCACTTCAAGATTATGGCTCATGGTGTCAATGGATCTGAATTAATCGGTCACAGTCCACTAGAAAGCCTTGTGAATGAGGTACAACAGCAGGAACAAGCCAATCGGTTGTCGTTGAGTACGATAGCGAAAGCACTTAATCCCACATCAGTCATCAAAATACCTGAAGCAGTGGTTAGTCCTGAAGCCAAGGACAATATCCGAAACGAGTTTGAAAAAGCCAATACAGGTGCTAATGCAGGTCGTACTTTGGTATTAGATCAGAGTGCAGACTTCCAAAGTATCTCAATCAATGCAGACGTTGCCAAGTTCTTAAACAATGCAATTTATCAACGGACACAGATTAGTAAGGCGTTTGGTGTTCCTGATAGCTACTTAAATGGTCAAGGCGACCAACAAAGTAACCTAGAAATGATACAAAACATGTATGTGAATGGTTTAAATCGTTACATTGAACCAATTATTAGTGAAGTTCAAGCTAAGTTTAGTGATGACATTGCCCTAGATATGAGTAGTATTTTGGACTATTCAAACGCCACTTTGAAGCAAGATCTATTGAATTTTGTGGATAAGGGCATACTAGAAGCCTCTCAGGCGCAAAAAATTCTCGTTGACAAGGGGGTTATCAATTTATGAACGATAAAGAGACACGAACCTTTGATATTAAAGGGTTAGAAGTGCGTGATGCCACTAGTGATGACTTTATCGGTCAAATTAGTGGTTATGCCGTTGTCTTTAATGAACCCAGTGAAAACTTAGGCGGGTTTATCGAATATGTTAATCCTGATGCTTTTAATAATGTCAATCTAAGTGACGTAGTAGCGTTATACGATCATAATTTTGCGAATGTATTAGGCAGAACATCAGCTAATACATTACAACTTGATATTGATAAAAAAGGCTTGCATTTCATTTTAGATATTCCTAATACCACGTTAGGTAATGACGTGTACACCAACATCAGAGCAGGCAATTTAAAGGGCATGAGCTTTGGTTTTACGGTTGATTCAGATGAATGGGGTAAAGAGACAGACGACACACCAAAACGAACTATCAACAGTATAGGGTCGTTATATGAGGTGTCAGTAGTTACTATGCCCGCTTATCAGGAAACGACCGTAGCAGTAACCAGAGCGCTCAAAAATGACGCCTACAAGCAAAAGATGTTGGCAATACTGAAGTTATATGAATAAGGAGGAATGATGAAAATTTCAGAAATAGAAACAGAGCTAGATGCTTTAAAAAAGCAAAAGGCAAACAAGATTGTAGAAGTTCGTGCATTAGCAGATTCTGATGATTCAGATGTAGCAGATGTGCAAAAGGGTGTTTCTTCTATTGATGACTTGCAAAAGCAAATTGATGCTTTACAGGCGCAATTAGATGCCGTTAAAAAAGCACAGGTGCTGTCAGACGATTCAACTGATGACAACACACGAGATGATGATCCAGATTTACAAGAAGAACGCAGTTTGAAAGGACGAGAAAACATGGAAATTAAATTGAACCAAGAACAAGAAACAGCCGAAGTACGTGACTTCATGCACTAC